GCAACGAATCTAACTTCGAAAAGCTTACCCGCGGCATGGAATGGGATGGCCGGGACGTCTGGGCGTTCCTGCACGAGAACATGACGCCGGCCGACTGGAAGGCGACTCAGGCAACGTGGGATGCATTCGAGCGCCACTGGCCTGACATGGTTGCGATGAACCAGCGCCTGGGGAATGTCTCACCCGACCACATCGAGCCGCGGCCGTTCCGCACGCCGGATGGTATCGAGATGAAGGGGGGCTATGCTCCGATCGATTACGATCCGATCCGCTCGAAACTGGCGGTCAGGAAGTCCGACGCGACTGCCATCAACCCGAGTGAAGGTCTGTTCGGCAAGGGGTATTTTCGCGCTGACACGACGACCAACGGCTCATTGAACGCACGGACGAACTATTTCGATCGGCTCGACCTTGGATTCCATTCGATCGAACGACGTCTGCATGACACGATTCATGATCTTGCCTATCGCGAGGCATTGCTCGACGCGCACAAGATCCTGTCGAGTCATGACTTCCGGCGCCAGTTCCAGTTGACCTATGGAACCGAGCAGTACAAGGCGATGCAGGAATGGGTTGGTGACTTGGCGAACGGCCCGAATACGGACGCGCAGATGAGCCGCCTCGGCAAGATCATGGAGTCGACCCGACACATGCTGGTCGCGAACGGAATTGCCCTGCGAATCTCGACGATGATCAAGCATGGCGGCTCCGCCCTGTTCAAGTCGTCGGGGTATTTCTCGGGCGGCGGCAACAAATACTTCCTCGCCCGTGCGGCTCAGATGGCTACCGACCACGCTGGCATGATGGAAGGGGCGATCGAGAAGTTCCCGGAGATTCGGGCGCGCGCCATGCAGCAGGATCGGGACTACCGCCAGACAACCGCATCGATGTTCGAGCCAGAGAGTTTCCATTCGAAGGCTGAGCGGTTTGGTCATGCCGGCGTCGCGTATCTAGACCTGCTGTCCGCAGTCCCCACGGCGTGGGCTGCGTATGACCGCGCAATCACCGAAGGCATCCCGACCAACCGTGGCGGCACTGGCAAGCCGATGAGCGAAGCGGATGCGATCGAATACGCGAACCAGATCGTCCGTGAGGCTCACGGTAGCCAGATCGAGTCGGCCCGCTCTCGCATCCTTCAGAGCAAGAGCGAGGCTGTCAAGATGATGACTACGCTCTACGGCTTCATGAACAACAGTCTTGGTCAGACGATGGACATGGCGGACAAGCTTCGGACTTCTGGCTTTTCGAAGCCGGAAGTGCTGGCTCGATTCCTGATGGCGTCGATCGTCCCGGCTCTCGCGGCCGGTGTCGTCGAGAAGCAACACAAGGGCGAGGGATTCGGAGAGTGGGCGGCCAAGGCTATCACCGGGGAATTCGCCGGTATGGTGCCTGGATTGCGTGACGCGTGGTCGGCCCTGAAAGGTTTCAACGATGCCGGCCTGTCGCCGCTGATGCGTGCGCTTTCGGCTGGTGGCAAACCATTCAAGGATGCATGGGACGCAGCTCACGGTAAGCAACCAAAAGCACCCATTAAGGATCTCGGAAATGCCATTGGGTTAGCGATTCCGGGTGCCGGACAGATTGGGACTACGCTACAATATGCAGCGGATGTCAAGAGCGGAAAACAACACCCGAAGGGCGCAGCAGATCTTGCCCGTGGGTTGGCTCTTGGACAAGGAAATCAGTAATCCACAACTTGCGCACGCCGGGAACACATTCCACGTTGTAGCTCGTGCGGTCGCAAGGCAATGCCCAAAAGGGGTATGCCTTGACGATCTCGACTACTTCGAACACTGTCGTCGTGCAGGGGAACGGGCTCACCACGAGCTTCTCTTTCATGTTCCCGGTACCGCTCGCCTCCGAGCTGTTCGTCTACTACACGGACGCGACAGGTAACGTTTCTCTGTTAAATCAGAGCACGTACAGTGTGACCGGCATTGGGTCTGCTGTCGGTGGCGCAATCACATACCCCCTCGTCGGCAGCCCGATCGCAACCGGAACGAGCCTGACGATTCAGCGTGTCGTCACGTATCAACAACTCACCGATCTGGTGAACCAGTCAGGCTTTTATCCGAATGTGGTCGAGAACTCTCTCGATTACCTGACGATGCAGACCCAGCAACTCGCTCAACAGCTTGGCCTGGCTCTGACCGTTCCGATTTCTGCGTCCCCGAAGAATCTCGTCTTACCGCCGGCCGGGGCGCGTGCCAATCAGCTTGTTGGTTTTGACGTCAACGGCAATGCGATCACCTATCCGATCACGGCAAGCGTAGGGGCTGGCAATCTGACAAGCGAAGGGCCGTTCGTTGCCGGCGTGAATTTCACGCCAGGCGTGACAACGACCCTCACGTTGTCGAAGGCGTACGGTACGCCAGCCAACGTTAGCGTGCATTTCGATGGGACCTACCAAGGCACTGACCAGTACTCGCTGAATGGCACGCAGATCATTTTTACGTCACCGATTCCGGTAGGGGTGAATAAGGTCTATATCGTCGGCGGCACGACTTTGTCGCTCTACGTGCCGCCCAATCAGACGGTCGGCGATGCGCAACTTACGTGGGGCAATATCCTCAACCGCACGGTCGACAGTATTGCTAGCCTGCGAGCACTCACCTCGGCGATCTATACCCGCGCATTCGTGACCGGCTACTACGCTGCTCATGATGGCGGCGGTGGTGCGTATCAGCTTGATCCGAGCGATACCACCAGCGCCGACAACGGCGGCACGATCATCGTTGCGGCAGACGGTGGCCGCTGGAAGCTTCAATACTCGACCCGCCTTTCTGCGAAACAGTGGGGTGTACATGGGGATGGCACAACGGACGATACGGCTGCATTCAACAATGCGATCGCGCATATGGCCGGACAATGCCTGTTTGTGCCGTCCGGGACTTACCTGATCGCTGGAACCGTAAATATCTCGGTCAACAACTTCAAGTTGCTTGGCGAATTCGAGTATGGCACGACCTTCACATGCAGTTCAGCTAGTGCCGATGTGTTCGACATCATAGCGTCAGACGTTGAACTGGCTGGATTCAACGTCGTGCACAGCGTTACCCGTACTGGCGGCACGACCGTCAATTTCTTGTCAGGTGCGACGCACACGCTCAGAGACTTCTCGATCTTTGGTGCATACACGGCGATCAGCTTCAGCTCGACGATCGCGACTATCCGCGACGGCACAATCCGCAATACGGTTGCTACGGCAGGGCGCTCGATTTTTGTTGGCGCCACGGCAGCCGGATTCAATCAATTGATCATGAACATCATCATGGATGCGCCCGTAGGTAGCCAGCCTGCCTTCGGGATCACCGTGAACCAGACAAATGATCTGCGAATCGTGCAATGTGAAATTCAGCATCAGGGGACCGGCATGATTATCAGCCCCGGGGCCTCTCAACTCGCATACGCCGTTTGGTCAGATAACACATTTTTTGATAGCAACGTCCAGCGTGGCGTTTCGATCTTGCCGTCATCGACCGGCAGCGTAAATAACGTGCGTTTCAGCAACTGTTGGTTTGGTAACAACGGATCGCACGGGTGCGAGATTAATAACTTGGGTACTGGCACCTGCTCGGCTATTCACTTCGTCGACCCGCAATGCATCAACAATGCCGGCGACGGTATCTTGTTGACGAACGGAGACGATGTCCGAATCAATGGCGGAGGTTTCTCGCAAAACGCGAATGGCTTCCATGTTGCCGCAAATCAAAGTGATTGGTCGATCATCGGCGCTTCGCTCGGCAATTTTGGTGGGGGCACAGGCAACAGCGGGCACGGCATCACAATTGACTCGGGGTCATCGACGAATTTCGTTATCGCTGACTGCGACATTCGTGGCAACGGCGGAAACGTCTTTGACGGCAGTGCGGCAAGCCCAGGAAAGTACATCCACCACAACGTTGGCTACAAAACATCGAACTCGGGCAATGCGACGATGCTTTCTGGCAACTCGTCTGTTGTGGTTTCGCACGGTCTTGATGTCCAGCCGCAAGGGTACGAGATTCTGTTGACTCCGACCGGCAGTCCGCCCGCGGCCGGCATTTCGACGTTCTGGATCAGCACGGTCACTGCGACCACTTTCACTATCTCGGCGAATGCGTCAGCGACGTCGAACATTGGGTTTGGATGGGCTGTGCGTACCGCTGGCTCTTGATTTCATAAAAAACACAGACTACGGGGTGTTACATGAATTTGGACGGCGGCGCAGGTTACATCATCTCCGCGATCATCGGCTCGATGGTGATGTGGATTTTCAACCGGTTCGACCGGCATTCAGACCATTCGAAAGAGGCAACGGATAGCGCTCACGAAAAGGTCGATGACCTGGAGAAGTCATTCCTGAAATACCAAGCGCATGTCGCCGAACACTACCAGATGAAGACCGAGCACCGCGAGTTCGAGAAGGCGATCTTCAAGAAGCTTGACGACATCGTGGCGCTCATCAACACGAAGGCAGACAAGTGATGAATTTCGTCCTGCGCCTATACCTGACGATTCGCAAGCCGCGCAACTTTCTCAAATTGGTTTGCGTGTTCATCGGGTCGTCGCTGTTTCTTCACTTCACGCGCGGCTATGACCCGGATTGGGGTGGGACGAACCTTGTGTTTTCGATCGAGGCTACAGTGGCCAGCGCAGTGATGCTGATGGTTCAGGAAGAGTCGTCGCAAATGATCGAGAAGATGCTCGAAAAGATCATCTCGCTCGAAGAAGCGGTGCTCGCGTTCGAAGAGCGGATCCTGAAAGTACTCACCGATAAGGAGAGGTCATGAGTTGGATCGACATGGCGATCAACCTCGCCAAGCAATTCGAAGGTTGCGTGCTGACGGCGTACCCGGACCCGGCCAGCGGTGGCGATCCGTGGACGATTGGTTACGGCGCGACGGGACCCGGCATCACGCAAGGCGTGACGTGGACCCAGAATCAGGCTGATGTGGATCTGATCGCGCGGATGACGGCTATCGGCGCCCGTGTCGATTCCCTTGTCACCGTCGACATCACCGACGAGCAGAAGGGCGCGCTTTGTGACTTCGCGTACAACCTCGGCGTCGGCGCACTTGCAGGCTCAACGCTTCTCAAGATGCTGAATGCCGGGAATGTTCAGGGCGCAGCAGATCAATTCCTTCGGTGGGACATGGCGTCAGGCAAGGTGATGGCAGGTCTTGAACACCGGCGCGACGCCGAGCGCGCTCTGTTCATCCTCGGTTCGAATTTCGCAGGAGCGTAATCATGAGCGGTTGGACAGACGCATTGAATGTCGTCGAGAAGCTGGCCCCGACGATCGGCACCGTACTCGGCGGCCCGCTTGTTGGCGGCGGCCTTGCGGCGCTTGAAGCAGTGTTCGGCCTCACGCCAAAGCCCGATGCGTCGACCGACGACCGGCAGAACGATATCGCCGCGGCGATCAGCGGTGCGACGCCCGAACAACTGGCTGCGATGCGCAAGGCGGATCAGGACTACGCTTTGGCAATGGCGCAGGCCGGGTTCAAGGACGTCGAGACGCTGGCCTTGCTGAAGGTGCAGGACACGATCAGCGCGCGCGACATGCAGACAAAGAACAGGTCGATCGTTCCTGCGTGGCTGACGTTCCTGATCACGTTCGGCTTCTTCGGACTGCTCGCAGCCCTGTTCCTGATGCAAGTCCCGGATGGCAGCAAGGCTCTGATCTATTCGGCAACCGGCACGCTCGGCACGGTCTGGCTCGTGGTCGTTCACTTCTGGTTCGGCTCGACGAGTGACACGGGCCAGGTCAACGAATTGCTGGCGAAGTCCACGCCGGCCGGGGATCAACGATGAACTGGGTGGGCCGATATCTGCTGAACTGGGCGCGCTGGTTCGACGAAGGTTTGAACGTCGCGACTGGTGGCGATGCTAACGAAACCCTCTCGAGTCGCGCCGGCAAAGCGCAGAAAAACAATCGTGCGTGGGCATGCATTCTCTGCCGCTTCCTCGATATTTTCCAGCGCGACCATTGCGCGAAGTCGATCAATCATGACGACGGCGCGAACGCTACCATTCCTGACGGAGAATGAGCATGAAACGGATTTTCGCCGCATTCATCGCGCTCGTTTGCGCGTCCGCCTTCGGCGCGACGCTGAACCCGGTTCAGTTGCTCAACCCGGCCGGCTCGACAGCAGGGCAGGCGATTGTTTCGACGGGCGCGTCTTCTGCCCCGGGTTGGGCGAACGTTACCGCTTCCGGGCTAGTTGCTCAGGCCGCGAATACAGTCGTCGCTAATGCTACCAACTCAACCGCCTCGCCTACCGCAGTGGTAGTCACGGGATGCAATGGGGCTGCGCAAGCGCTTCAATGGACCAATGGCTCTGGGTTCGGTTGTAACTCGAACGTGGCTACCTCGGGCGCGAATGCCAACATCACCTCGCTGAGTGGGCTGTCCACTCCGCTCTCAGTAGCACAAGGTGGCACTGGCGTCACGAGTTCAACTGGCTCGGGATCCGTCGTGCTCAATACATCTCCGACGATCAGCGGCGGCACGATCAACAACGCTACGATCGGGATCACAACGCCTGCTGCTGCCAAGTTCACCACGCTTCAGGCTACGAGCACCCTCACCGGATTTATAGGCCGACTGATCAACGTTCAGGTTTTCACCTCGACTGCGACCTATACGCCGACGACGGGGACAGCAGCAGTCATCGTCGACATAGTTTCGGGCGGCGGCGCTGGGGGCGGTACGGCGGCGACCTCTACCGGGCAAATCAGTGTTGGGGCTGGCGGCCAGGCTGGCGGCCGCGCAATGAGCTATCTCACGAGCGGATTCAGCGGCGTCACCGTCACGATCGGCTCTGGGGGAACGGGCGTATCTGGTGCTGCTGGTAACAGTGGCGGCACGTCAAGTTTTGGCGCTCTCATATCTGTACCCGGCGGCGCGGGCGGAAACATCGCACCGGCAGTATCAGCCGCGACGATCGCAATCCCTCTCACGCCGGCTTCGAATCCAACTGGTGGGAATTTGTTCAATTCGCGCGGCGCTTTGGGGGCAATGGGTATCGCCGTTTCGTCGGCGCTTGCCGTAGGCGGAAGCGGCGCAAGTAGTCCATTTGGCGGGGGCGGCAATATCAGTGTGAATTCTGCCGGCGCTGCTGGCGCTGGTTTCGGAGCTGGCGGAGGCGGATCAGAACAGGGCGCAAGCGCGGCGGCAACTGCTGGCGGAAATGGCACTGGCGGTATCTGTATCGTCTACGAGTTTTCGCAATGAACTATGCACGATCGGGGATGACAGTGGTTCCGGATGGGAAGTGAACTCTTCCGAAACACACCGCTATGTATTTGATTTCATTGGTGCATGATTGTGTGTTTTAGTAGTCCTGAATTTGCCTTTTTATGCGTCTTATTCCATTGAAATCATATGGTTACGCCATTCCAGCCATATTCCTGTACGGAATATGCTCGTCTCAGACGGCCCTTATCTGACAGCCGTCTGCGGGCGTCGTCCAAAATTAGTCAAAAGATCGTCAAAAACTAAATGCCATTCGAGATCTTGATTTCGGTCCAATCCTGACCTCTGGAATCGCGGTAGACAGCCGTCATGGCTGCCGACTTGTGGCCGAGCAGCGACTGCGCAAAGTCCTTTCCGTACTGGTCGGAGTAGAGACGAGCTGCAAGCGATCTCAGCTCATGGAAGGTTGGCGGAGTTCTACCTTCCTCCGTCTCGATCTTCGCCGCATTCCTTGCTACTTTGAACGCTTGACTGAGTGTCCCAGGTGCCGCGGGCGCTCCCGGAGTTGCCTTCGAAATAGCATGTGAGAAGTGGATCAGGTATTTGGATACCACTCTGTCACGACACTTCTTCACCACGTCGCCCAAAACCAACCCGGCCGCAGGGAGCGATAAAGCCAAGGGGATGCATAGCTTGGGCTTGTTCGGCCCATGCCCCTTGGTCTGCTCGACCCACAAGAATCCGTCGTGCACGTCGTCAAACGACATCTTGCATACGTCCTCGAGTCGCTGGCCCGTAACCAAGGCCAGCTCCATCGCATTCGCGACCCACTGACGGGTCTTGTGGCTTCTTGCTTCAGCCAGAATCGATCGGTAGGTATCGAGTGTCAGGCGACTACGCTTCACCTCTGCCTTCGGCTTGTAGGTCACCTCAACGGGGTTCTTGCCGACCTCGATCGCTCCGCGCTCCATGGCCGACCTCAGCACATCACGCAGGCGAGAACGGATCTTCGAAGCCATCGGCGCACCTCGCGTCTGTTCGCAACGTTCGATGAACTCGGCGACATGGCGCGGGGCAATGTGAACCAGGATCATGCCTCCGATCTCGTCGTCTCGTATCGCCGCGAGTTGCGATCTGATCGATTTCATGGTGTTCGGCTTCAGACCGGTCAGTCCTTCTTCATATGTGTCACACCACCTTGAAAGCAGATTGTCGCCACCGTCCATTCGAGCCAGCAGGGAAGTATCGCCGCGGCGCCGCTCAATATCCGCGTTCGCAGTCTTTGCCTGAGAAATGGCCGCCTCCTTGTTCCTCCCCAATCCGAACGTCTCTTTCGTGATCGGGTTGCGAAACCAAAAGTAGCCGTCTTTCTTCTGATAGAGGTTGGGCGGCAACGGGCGGTTACGCACGCTTCGTGGTCTGGCGGCCATGGATCATCCTGTTTATTCGATCTGCGGTTTCATCCACGTACTCGGCGTCAGGTTGGCAAAAGTATCCCCGGCCTACCTTCATCGGGCGCGGCAGTATCTTCCCCGTATGGACCCATCGCATGAGCGTGTTTTGATGCGGCGTGTGGTCCCCGAAGATGGCTGCCGCCCATTCCTTGATCGGTATCAGCTTCGTCGCCATATCCCCATTCCTTGCGTGTGATCTCTAAGATTCGTTGGAGCGTGGTGTGCATTCAGGATCCGCGCTTCCCAATTTCTGCGGCGGCCAAGACGATCGCGCGGCGTGTCGCAGCGTAGTCGGCATCGATCACCTCGTTTTCGTTTGTTCCAGAGCGGACCTCGGGGTATCGGTCCTCATCCAGTCCGGCACCCGGTAGCGAGCGAGTGCAGTACGCAACGCCGGCGTTCAGGTGCTCGTTGCAGACGTTCAGTTGCAGACGGACGGCCAGTCGCAGCGCGTCGCCGTCGTCGGTGAGGGGATTCCAGTGCACATATCCCCTAGCATTCGATTTCCATTGAACGAATACTGAATCACCGCCAATGCGTACATCATTGGCGCCAGCAGCCTTCGCCGCCCACTCCAGCATCTCTCTATCGGTCATTTCTGTTCTCCCTCACTAGCAGGGGCGCGGCGATTTTTTGGCTGCGTGATGGGCTCGCCCAAAATGAAGTCGATCCGCACGATGTATGCCCCATGTTCCCTGCAAATTGCGCGTTCATGTCGCTCGAATCTGACCATTGGGCCACTCGGCTCAAATGACTCGGCCCCGAGCGTCCAGAGCATCGCACACGAGTCGGAAACGTGAAGTACCTTGCGGCGCGGACCTTGAACCAATGCGTAGGCTTTCACTTTTCTTCCCCTTCTTGTCGTTGCGCGAGGGCGGCGTATTCGTTTATCGAAACCGCATCCAGCGTCGAGTCTGCATGCTCCTTCGTGAACCCGCTGTAGATGCCCCATTTTCGATACCGCTCCGCATCCTTAGCCATGCGTCGAAGTTGCTCGATCACCGAAACGTCTCCGCCGTCAGGCGCATCCATGTAATACGGCCCCGGCAGCAGCGAGAGAAGCTCACGCCGACCCGCTTCTCGGGCTTCGAGTTCGGATAGGAGGGTGTCGATGGCGGTGGCGGCTTCGTCGGTGAACATCTCAATCTCGCGAGGCTTTGCATCTACGGCTTCTTGTGAGCGCAGATGTGCCGCCAGCGCTTTCATCTCCTCGATGTCGATCATGCTTTCACTCCGATTCGGGCCAGGTTGCGGATGGCGTACTGGATGTTTTGCTTGCGCCAGCCCGGAGCAAACGGGCGTTCGCCTCGTTCGCCGTCATGCCACTCTTCACCGCAACCGGCGCACGTAACTGTCCCGCCGTACCACTCGAAGTACCGTACGAACATGCGGCGCGGACGCTCACATGTCGGGCAGAAATCCACTTGGCAGCGCTCCTCGATTGGCGCGGGAGCGTGTATGTGCACGAAGTTTTCGGCGGTCATCCCTTCTCTCCATTGGCGGTGATCTTTAGTGCGCGGATTGCCTGTGCGCATCGACGTGCTTCCATATCTTCTCGATTGTTGTCGCCCATATATCGAGCATCGCAAACTCTTGCGCATTGCTCGATGATTGCATCCCTGTCGGTCGCGGTGCGTCGGGCAGCTTGCCAGCCACTCCATATATCCTCAATTCGCGGTCCATCATCGCCCTTATAGAATCCCATCAAGGAAGCGTGATCTATAACGAGTCCGGGCCATTCTCGAGCCAGCCACGCCTCAAACTCTTCTCTCTCAGTCACGTTGTGGCTCCTAAAATCGCGCAGTTCAGGTTGCACGGAAACCAGCCGTTGTCGCAGTACAGGCAGTCATTCCAGCCTGAGCAGCCTTCGCCGTATTCATGACGATTTCCGCCTTCGCGATCGCATTCGCATGGATGCGTGAATTGGCCCGGTTCAGTCACGTTGTCATCGGTTATCTTCATGGCTTGCTCCGGGTGAGGGCGTAGAGCGGCTCTGACGTGACCACGTATTCTTCGGAATAGTCTTCGCCGGGCACACCGAAATGGTCTTCGGCAT